TCGCCGAGTACGAGTCCAAACAGATCAAGACGGATCAGGTTCGCAAGATCGCCAAGGTCCAGCCCGCGCCCACTGTATCCCCGAAAGGTGGGCAGTACCGCGCCGGATTGGACGACAGCCTTCCCGCTGACGAATGGGTCCGTCGTCGCAACGCGCAGGTAGCGAAAGCCCGAGCGCGTTAACCGCAACAGCAGCGTCGGATGACGCCGCCCCTCCCCGTGCCGCTACGGCGGCCAGAAGGACCTTGTCATGGCTAACACCATTCTCACACCCACGGCGGTGACGCGTGAAGCGTTGCGCGTCCTCCACCAGAAGCTGAACTTCGTCGGCAGCATCAACCGCCAGTACGACGACAGCTTCGCCAAGTCCGGCGCGAAGATCGGCGACAGCCTCAAGATTCGCCTGCCGAACCAGTACACCGTCCGCACCGGCGCCGTGATCCAGACGCAGGACACCGCCGAGACCAGCGTGACGCTTCAGGTTGCGACCCAAAAGGGCGTGGACGTGAACTTCTCGTCTGCCGAACTCACCATGAGCCTGGACGACTTCTCGTCCCGCATCATCGAGCCGGCGATGGCGGTCCTTGCGGCCAACATCGAGTACGACGCGATGACCATGTACAAGGACGTTTACCAGGCGGTGTGGAACTCCGGTTCCGCGCTCACCCTGGCCCACGTTCTTGACGGGCGCAAAATCCTTCAGGACTCGCTGACCCCGCTCGACAACCGCAGCGCCAACCTTGATGGCCAGCAGATGGTCAATCTGGTGACCGACTCCAAGCAGTTGTTCAATGACCAGCGCGAGATCAGCAAGCAGTACCGCGAGGGCTACGTTGGCCGCGCGCTGGGCTTCGACTTCTCGGAGAACAGCATGTGGCCTGGCCACACGCGCGGCGCGGCTGCGTCCTACGTCTGCAACACCTCGACCGGCATCACCTCCGGCTCGTCCTCGATCACCCTCTCGGGTGGCTCGGGTTCCTCGGCGGTGGGCGATGTGTTCGTGATCGACGGCGTGTTCAAGGTCCACCCCGAGACCAAGGCCAACACCGGCATCCAGCAGCAGTTCGTCGTGACGACGGCCGGCACGACCACGCAGGTGGTTTCGCCGACCCCGGTCACCTCGGGCGCCGGCCAGAACATCACCATCGTGTCTGCGGGCGCCAACAAGACCGTGGCCTTCGCCGGCACGGCCTCGGGTTCGGACAACACGGGCCTCCTGTACCACAAGGACGCATTCACCTTCGCGACCGCCGACCTGCTCATGCCCAAGGGCGTGGACATGGCGGCCCGCGAGGTCATGGACGGCATTTCGATGCGTCTGGTTCGCCAGTACGACATCAACAATGACGCCATGCCGTGCCGTCTCGACGTGCTCTACGGCTACAAGACGCTTCGCGCTCAGCTCGCGGCCCGTCTCCACAACAACTAGCCGACCTCCGGCGACTAGGGCGGGGCTTCGGTTCCGCCCGCTTTTCATTCAGAAAGGACAGTCTCATGGCTGTGAACTATGTGGGCGACAACGGCCCGGACGGCGTTGGTCTCGGCACCGGGATCAGCGAGAAGATTGCGTTCTACGGCACGACGGCGATCAGCCAGCGCGCCGGCGCCGCTCAGGCCACCTCGCTCGTCGGCACCGCCTCTTCGGCGGACGTGACGACCGACCTGAAGGCCGCCATCATCGAAATCCAGAACACTCTCACGGCTCTGGGTCTCTGGAAGGGCGCCGCCTAAGTGCCGATTGTTCTCCACGTTGGGTGTGGGCGTGATCCGCTCCCTGCGTGGTTGACGGACTATGACGAGGTGCGGTTCGACATCGACCCCGGTGTCGAGCCGCATATCGTCGGGTCGATGCTCGACATGGGCGACATTGGCGGGTTCGACGTTGTGTTCAGCAGCCACGCTCTTGAGCATGTCTACCCGCATGAAGTTCCGGTGGCGTTGGGCGAGTTTCGTCGGGTTCTGAAGCCCGGTGGGATCGTGGCCATCATGGTCCCCAACCTCGACGGCGTGAAGCCGACCGAAGATGTGTTGTACGACTCCCCGGCGGGTCCGGTGTGCGGGCTCGATATGTTTTACGGCATGTCCCGGCTAATCAAGGACGCGCCCTACATGGCGCACCATTCGGGGTTTGTGCCTGACACGCTCGCCAAAGCCATGACGGCGGCGGGCTTCACGGACGTTACAGCCCAGGCGCTGGAACACTGGACGCTGTTCGGATCGGGCCGCAAGCCTTGAAGGTCGCGCTCTGTTGCCCGACCATCACCCGGCCCTATCAAGCGTTTCTGGACGCTGTAGAGGCTGAGGTCCCGCACCTTGACGCGGCAGGCTACGAACACGGAATGACCTTTGAGGTCGGGTCGGCTTATATCTCGCACTCGAGGGCCAGACTGCTACGCAAGGCGATGACCTGGGACGCCGATGTGGTCATGTTTCTTGACCACGATATGTCATGGAAGCCCGGCGAACTAACCCGCCTGCTAGGCTACAAGGACGACGTCATCTGCGGGACGTATCGGTTCAAGCAGGAGCCCGAAGAGTACATGGGAACCTGGCACGACGCCGCCGGTGTTCCCAAGACCCGAGAAGACGGCTGCATCCACGCAAATTGGGTCCCGGCCGGGTTCCTCAAGATCACGTCGTTTGTCGTGCATAAGCTCATGGGGCTGCACCCCGAACTGGTGTTCGGCCCGCGCTATAACCCGAGTTTCGACCTGTTCAATCACGGCGCCCATGAGGGCGTCTGGTACGGCGAGGACTACGCCTTTTCCCGGCGTTGGAACGCTTCTGGCGGCGAAATCTGGATTGTTCCCGACCTTGAGATCACCCACCACGGCCCGGACGGCACGGCCTATCCGGGCAATTTCCACGAATGGCTTCTCCGCAGGCCAGGCGGAAGCAAACACGAGGACACCTCGGCATGACGTATCTGTTCTCACCTCGCGCGGGCGGCAAGACGCGCACCGCCGCGACCAACTCGGCATCGACCGCCGCGCAATTCCCGACGCGCCCGAACGGCTCGTTTCAAATCCGCGTGTGCAACGACGGCACGACCTGGGGCTATATCGCCTGGAGTTCGTCCAGCTCCGTTGCGGCCACGACCTCGGACGAGCCCTTGCCGCCCGGCCAGTGCGTCGGCTTCACGGTGATGAACGAGGGCAATAACTCGCCGCTCTATTACTCGGTGATCATGGCCTCCAGCACGGCCAACATCACCGTGTCGGTCGGTAGTGGCATCTAGTGGCCATCACCACCTACGCCGAGCTTCAAACGGCTCTGGCGAACTGGCTTGATCGGTCGGACCTGACTTCGCGCATCCCTGAGTTCATCGCGCTCGCCGAAGCGCAGATGAACCGGATGCTGCGCGACCGCAATCAGCAGTCGGTCTCTAACGCCTCGGTCTCGACGGAGTATTTCAGCCTCCCGACCGACTTTGCCGAGGCGATTGACCTGACTGTGGTGTTGAACGGGGTGTCGCAATCCTTATCGCTGACCGACACCGCAACGATTGCAGCGCAGAAGGTTCCCACCTCGTTCACCTCATGGCCGCGCTACTACGCAATTGTCGGCACGCAGGCGCAACTCTACCCGGCGCCCGACACGACCTACAACGCCACCCTGACCTACATTACCCGCGTGCCGGCGCTTACCAACAGCAACACGTCCAACTGGGTGCTTGTCGGGGCTCCTGACGCGTACCTGTACGGCGCGCAGGCCCAGGCGGCGGTGTATCTCCGCGACCCCGAGATGCTGGCGGCGGCGGGCGGCATGTTCCGTGAGTCGATGGCCGAATTGATGCGCGACCGCGCGCAGGTGTTCGGGGCGCTTCGGACGGACGTCTACACCCGCTTGGGCGGGATGCGTTACAACATCAACGCGGATTGGTAGCGCATGGCCACGTTCACGAAGTTCGACGTTTTCACCGAGAACCTGGCGGAGGGCGTCCACGACTTGGGCGCCGACACGCTCAAGATCATGTTGACCAACTCCGCACCGCTGGTGACCAACACGGTGAAGGCGAACCTCACCGAGATCAGCGCCGGCAACGGCTACACGGCGGGCGGCGCCACGGTGACCATCACGGCGTCCTCGCAGACGAGCGGCGTCTATTCGCTGGTCGGCAATGACGTGGTCATCACGGCGTCCGGTGGGTCGGTCGGCCCGTTCCGCTATGCGGTGCTTTACAACGACACCCCGACCAGCCCTGCCGATCCGCTGATTGCGTTCTGGGACTATGCGTCAAGCGTTAGCCTGGCGTCCGGCGAGGCGCTGACGGTGGACTTCGGCGCCAATATTCTGACGGTGACCTGATGCCGACCGGGACAGCTACGCTTGACTTCGGAGCCTTCCCAGGAAGCAACGAGGCGTCGGTCACGTTTGCGGACGCCACGATTGGCGCGGGGTCGAAGGTCGAAGCGTTTGTCATGGGGGCGGACACGACATCGGATCACACGGCCTCGGATCACCGCTACGCCGGGCAGTTTTTCTCACTGACTGCGGCGCCCGACGCGGGTGTCGGCGGGACGATCTACGCGCGGTCAATTCACAAGATGCAGGGGACGTTCGCCGTCCGCTGGGTCTGGGCAGACTAGGGACACATCATGGCGCTTGACACCAATCTCGCCGGGGGCGTCTCCGGTTCGAAGCAAGAGGTCGATGCGAACAAGAACGCGTTCGTCATCACGCCCGGCTTTACCGCAGGCGGCGTTCAGTTTGGCGGCGGCCCCAATGCGGGCCACACAATGCAGTCGGAGAACGATTCCGGCGAACTGACCGGCATCCGCCACGTTCATGCGCCCGAGACCGATGATGACTACCGCCTGCGCGTCGGCCTCGACCTCCTGCTGGATCAGGAAGCCTTCACCGATACTGCGCAGAACACCGGCAAGTTCTCGCACGCCTTCACCACCCTTACCGCCACGTCGAGCGCGTCGGGCCTGCTGACCAACAGCGGCAACATCACCACGACCACGACCGGCATGACGTTCGGCTCGTTCGCGCAATTCCCGATTGGCGGGACTAACACGCTCGTTGTGGAAACGGCGCTTTCGTTCTCCGCGCAGCCGAACTCAAACACGGTGATCGACTTCGGCGTGTTCCAGCGCGGCGCAACGACGGCCTTCGCGCCACTGGACGGCGTTTACTTCCGCATGACCTCGACGGGACTGCTGGGCGTCATCAACAATGCCGGCGTCGAGACCACGACAAGCGTGTTTCCGCTCGCGCTCGGGACAGGGACGTTCGCCTACGTCAACAACCGGGTTTACCGCTTCCTGATCCAGATCACGAACGTCGTCACGACCTTCTGGATCGACAACCTCAAGGTCGGTGAAATCCCGACCCCTGCCGGTGCGGACAGCCCTTGCCTGTCGCGCTCGCTGCCCTGGTCAATCCGCCACGCCATCGTCGGCGGCGCGGCGGGCGCGGCGACGCAGGCGCTGGTCAAGGACTACCGCGTGACCGTGCGCGGCCCTCAGTACGCCAACGTGCTCAGCACGTCGGGCAACCGGATGTTCGGCTCCTATCAGGGCCTCTCCGGCGGTACGATGGGTTCGCTCGCCACCTACGCCAACAGCACCAACCCGACCGCCGCCGCGCCAAGCAACACGGCGCTAACGGCCAACCTTCCGGGCGGCCTCGGAGGGCAGGGCGCTGTCATCGCTGCGGTTGCGGCGGCGACGGACGGCATCTGGGGCAGCTATCAGGTTCCGGCGGGCTCCACGACCGTACAGGGCCGCAGGCTGGTGGTTCGCGGTATCCGGCTGCAATGCGTTAACACGGGCGCGGCTGTGGCGACCACGGCGACCGTTTTGCAATTCTCGCTCGCGTTCGGTCACACGGCGGTTTCGCTGGCAACGGCGGAAAGCGGCTCGTTCGCCACCGGCACGGCCAAGGCTCCGCGTCGCGTGGGCATGGGCTTCCAGTCCTGGGCAGTCGGTGCGGCGATTGGTGCGCCCGCCGCCGAGGGGCCGATCTACCTCGATCTCGGCGACGCGCCGATCTACGTCAATCCGGGCGAGTTCATCGCTCTGGTCGGCAAGTTTCTGGTCGGCACCGCCACGGCTTCGCAGACCATCGCGTTCGTCTGGCAGCCTGTTTACGGCTGGGAGTAACCGTTGAGCCTCCTCCTCGCACTTAGCGGGGGTCTTACCCTAAGCGCGGCCTCGGGGGCCTATACGGTCGCCGGGACGGACGCCGGACTACGGATTGCGCGGCTTCTGGAGGCCGGTGGCGGCGCTTACGTCCTGACCGGGGACAATGCGGCGCTGAGACTGACGCGCCGTCTGGAGGCATCTGGCGGGGTTTACACACTCGTCGGATCGGATGCTGGATTATTCCGTAGCTACAGGCTCGCGGCGGACGGTGGGGCTTATGCGCTGGTCGGTTCGCCGGTCACGTTTAGGCGGTCCTATCGGATTACGGCTGAAGGCGGCTGGTATGTTGTCTCGGGAACGTCGGTTCAATTTCGTGGCTGGCTGACACCCGCCCCAAACCCGGAAACGTGGTCCCCGGTCGGCGCAACGCCGAAAACGTGGGAACCCGCGCCCGTTGTGCCGGAAGATTGGACGCCGGTCCCTGTCGTGCCGGAGGATTGGACTTGAAACCTTTAGGCCCCGGCTCGGTTGTCGGCGACGAGCTTCTAGCGACGTTGCAGGACATTGCGGCGGCCATCACCGAGATCGAAGCCCCGACCAAGCCGGTCCAGATGCCCGCCGTGCTCAACGCCGACCTACCGCCCGCCGAGAACTGGCCCGGGTGCTACATCTTCGTAACCGACGAAGACTGCATCGCCATCTCAACCGATGTGGCGGGGACTTACACATGGCTTAGGGCCGATGGGAGCGCGATCTGATGCCCTCAAGTTACACACCCCTAGGCTTTGAACAGCAAGCCGCTGGCGAAGGCACCAACGTATGGGGTGCCCCCAAACTCAATAACGCCCTAGGCCGCATCGACGGCGCCATCGGCGGCTACTACGCGGTCGCCATCACCGGCAGCTACGCGCTCACCACGTCCAACAGCAGCACGGCGGACGTGGACAACACCGGACGCCGCGCGCTTCTCAAGTTCACCGGATCGCTCGCCGCTAACGCGACCATCACGGTCCCTTCGGTCGGCTTTAGCCGACTGATCTGGAACGCGACGAACAAGGTTCTGACCTTCACCACGGGCGCCGGCAACACGGTGACCATCGACGCGGGCGACAAGACCGTTGTCTGGTGTGACGGGTCGGACTGCCACACGATCTATTTCGGGGGCCTGGCGCTCAAGGACTACATCGCCGCCGTCACGGCGAGCGCGGGCGCGGTTCCGGGTGTGACCGGCAACGCGGGCAAGTTTCTCTACACCGATGGGGCCTCTGCCTACTGGAAGCAGGCCGCCACAACCGACCTTTCCGACTATCAGACCGCGATCCTGGGCGTGCAAGTCGCCTTGGCCGTTGCGCTTTAGGAGCCTGACAGATGCCAGTGACAGCTAATTCAATCATCACGCCGCAGGGTCCGGCGTCGTCTCAAATCAACCTGCCCTCGGGCGCGACCAATTCGACCTACACGACCAGCCCGACAAACACGGTGCTGGCGTTCACGGCGGGGGCCAACGGCGCGCGGGTCACGAAGGTGCAGGCCATTCCATGTGCCACGGTCTCAACCGCCAATCAGGTGCAGTTGTTCCGCGACAACGCCACGGCTGGCGTGTCTCGGTTCTTCGCCGATAGCGCGCTCATGGCGACCTATACGATGGCGCAGAACACCGAGGCCCCGACCACCGATTTCGGCTATTCGGACGATAACCCGATCATTCTGGCCCCGAACGAGCGCATCTACATGGCGCAAGGCCAGTCGGTGAGCATCAACGTGATCATCGAAGCGGCGAACTACTGATGGCCGCTGGTCAGCCTCTACGGGGGCTTGTGGCGCAGGGGATGGATGGGCGGAAGGCGCTGGCGCCATCTGAGCCCATCAGCGCGACCGCTTACACGTCTGGCGCGGGCACCATCACGGCAGCGAGCGCCTGCCGAGTGTTCTGCTATCTCATCGGCGGTGGTGGGGCGGG